CAATGCATAAGCGACCTCGATAAGATAATTCACTACGCAGAGTTAGCCAAAGAGAATGCCCTAACAAAAGGAATACAATGAAGAACCACCCAACTATGCCAAGTACTCATTTCACGGAGACATTCAAAAACTACCAAAAGGTTGCACAAGAGACTGCCATTTACTCAGATGAGATCGCAATAGATTATCTAACAACAGGGTTAGCAGGGGAGGTCGGAGAGTTCTCTAGCATTGTGGCTAAACAACTAAGGAAGGGTAATTATAGTAGGGGTCCTTGGAAGGCTACTAACCTCAAAGCTTATCCATTGGATGATGTAGCAGGGGAACTAGGTGACATCCTGTGGTTCGTATCTCAACTAGCTACCACATTTGAATTAGATTTGTCTGACATAGCTAACAAGAACTTAGCGAAACTAAAGTCACGGAAGAAGCGTGGTGTCATTGAGGGATCGGGTGACTACCGATGATAATTGATAAGCAGCGTAATGCCCAACTCTCTGAGCAGTCCCGAGCTTTACTCAATGACTACTACACGTTAGATGGGGAGGACATTCAGGATGCCTTTGCCCGAGCAGCTACTGCGTACTCAGATGGGGACGAAGCCCTCGCCCAACGCATCTACGACTATGCCAGTAAAGGCTGGTTCATGTTCTCTTCCCCCATACTATCTAATGCACCTAAGGAAGGAGCAAGCCCTAAGGGAATGCCCATCTCATGCTTCCTCGCTTATGTACCTGACACACTTGATGGGTTGATAGCCCACCAAGAAGAGCTTGCTTGGTTGTCAGTTAAAGGTGGGGGTGTTGGAGGCCATTGGTCAGACGTTAGGGCAGTGAGTGATAAAGCCCCATCCCCCATACCGTTTATGAAAGTAGCGGACAGTGCGATGACAGCCTACAAGCAAGGCAAAACACGCAAGGGTAGCTATGCCGCTTACCTTGATGTCAGCCACCCAGACATTATGGAGTTCCTTGACATACGATTACCAACAGGCGGTGATGCTAACAGGAAGTGCTTCAACCTGAACAATGCCGTTAACATCACAGATGCGTTTGTAGAGAAGGTAGGTAAGGATGAACCATGGGATTTGATTGACCCCCATGACGGCTCTGTAAGGGATACTGTTAGTGCCCGGAAGTTGTGGGAAAAGATTCTTGAGGTACGCTTCCGAACCGGGGAACCTTATGTCAATTATATTGATGAAGCTAACCGCCAGCTACCCCAACCTTTGAAGGATAAAGGACTCAAGATACACGGTTCCAATTTATGCAACGAGATACACCTACCGACATCTAAGGACCGGACAGCAGTATGTTGCCTGTCTAGTGTAAACCTTGAAAAGTATGAGGAGTGGGAGGGCAAGCCCCAGTTCATCGGGGACCTTATTCGTATGTTAGACAATGTGTTATCAGCGTTCATTGAGCATGCACCCCCTCAACTACATCGAGCTGTTCGTTCAGCAATAGGGGAGAGGTCCTTAGGATTAGGAGCTATGGGGTTCCACGCTCTCCTACAAAAGAAGGGGTTACCTTTTGAGTCCGCGCAAGCATCAGGGCTGAACCGTAAAATCTTTAAGGAGATAAAGCGGTTAGCCATAGAGGCTAGTCAAGAGTTGGCACTGGAGCGAGGAGCTTATAGGGACGGCCTAGAATCACGGGTGCGGAACAGTCATCTACTAGCTATTGCACCTAATGCAAATTCCTCGATGATTGTGAGTACATCCCCCTCCATTGAGCCATGGAAAAGCAATGCATTCGCCCATAGGACTCGGGTGGGTACACACCTCATTAAGAATAAGTATCTTGATAGGAAGCTCTGGGAAGTAGCAGAGAAATACGGACATGACTCAGCTTGGGTAGAAGCTAAATGGCAGTCCATTATTCACCATGAAGGTTCCGTACAGCACTTAGATTGCTTGAACGCATGGCAGAAGGGCGTGTTTAAAACAGCATTCGAGATCGATCAGCACTGGGTCGTCCAGCATGCAGCCGATAGGCAACCTAACGTATGTCAGGGCCAGTCTGTCAACCTCTTCTTTCCTGCCGGGTCCGAGAGGAGTTATGTGAATAGTGTCCACTTGGATGCATGGAAGAAAAAACTGAAGGGGTTATATTATTTGAGAACGTCTAGTGGACATACAGCAGAACAAGTAGGTAGGAAGGTAGAGAGAATAGCACTTAAAGATTTTAACGAGGAAGAGGAGGGCTGCTTATCATGCGAGGGTTAATAGATACACTTACTGAAAGAATCAAACATATGGAACAAATAGTAATCCAACTTCGGATGGATATCGAAATGCTTAAGGCACAATCAGCAATCCAACGGAGAAAGGATGTTAACTAAACCGACAGCAACTTATAAACCATTTAAATACCCGTGGGCAATGGAGCTGGCAGAGGACCACGAAAAGATTCATTGGGGAACGTGGGAGGTTAAGCTCCAAGAAGACTTGAAGCAATGGAAGGGTAATGAGTTAACAACTGTAGAGAAGAACCACATCACCCAGATACTGAGACTGTTTACTCAAAGTGATGTGCAGGTAGCCTCTAACTACTGCAACTTATTTCTACCGGCCTTCAAGAACAATGAGATACGGAATATGTTGTTGAGCTTCGCGAACCGTGAAGGCACTCACCAACGGGCCTATGCACTTCTTAATGACACCTTAGGTTTGGATGAGGCTGAGTATTCTGCCTTCCTTGAATACGAGGAGATGGAAAAGAAGATAGCCTTTATGGCTACAGGCGGCAGTCCCATTGGGGGCGCAGAGAACATGGCGGTTAGGTTAGCACAGGCCTGCATTAACGAGGGGATGTCCTTGTTCAGCGCCTTCATTATGCTCCTCAACTACCAGCGATTCGGCAAAATGAAAGGGATGTGCGAAGTGGTGGAGTGGAGTGTCCGTGATGAAACCAAGCATGTCGAGGGGATGACCCGCCTCTTTAAGGAGTTTGTGGCAGAGAATCCTACGATTGTTACTGACGACCTTAAGTTACGTATCTACAACATGGTCAGGGAAGCCGTGACGTTAGAGGATAAAGTCATCGATTTAACTTTTAGGATGGGAGACATTGAGGGCTTAACAGCCCTTGATGTTAAGCAGTACATCCGCTACTTAGCTGACAGAAGGTTGATTCAGTTAGGGCTGAAAGGGCATTACGAAGTACAGGACAATCCACTACCGTGGGTTGATTGGATTATTGCAGGGGATTCCTTCAAGAACTTTTTCGAGGGGACAGTGACAGACTATAACGCATCAGGTATGCAAGGTGATTTTGGATGGTAACGAAGAAGTGCGCTAACTCAAGTTGTAATATAAATCATAAATGCGCGACATATTCAATGGAACACTTTAGGGGTACGTCCATCACAATGACACTGTACGCTGGAGGTAAGGACTGTAGGGACTTCAGCTTATCAAATGTTGGACACTATAGACCGAAGGGGGTCGCATGATACTACATAAGCTGTTTGTACCACAGGCCGTGATTGATAATATGCAAGAGACATTCCCCGATAGAATACCCAGACGAACTACAGCTTCCTTAGAGTACCTACAGGGTCAGCAGTCAGTTATCGACTACTTAATTTTACTAAACGAACAAGAGGAAGCATAACCATGTGCGGATCAGACGCTCCATCAATACCACCACCACCACCACCTCAAGCAGCCCCAGCACCTGTCCGGACAGGTACAGAGGATGCCCCCGAATTGTCTATAGGTAATTCAGCATTAAAAATGAAAGTTAAAAAGAAGCGGGCGGGCAAAAAGGCGTTCAAGCAGGAGACCCCTTTTAGTGGGATTAACACACCAGCAAAATCAGGCAACGCCCTGACAATACCTAAATAACATACAGGAACTAAATGGAACAGAACATAGCTGTGTCCGTTGCTTCCCGATATCAACAGCTAGAGTCATTTCGATCTGCTTTCTTACAACGCGCTAGGGATGGTGCTTTAGTCACGATCCCAGCACTTGTACCCCCTGAGGGGGCTTCCGGGGACACCACGTTCCCAAGCCCCTTTCAATCAATAGGGGCGAGAGGCCTTAACCATCTAGCAAGTAAACTACTGGTTGCCCTCTTACCCCCAAATGCCCCCTTCTTCCGACTCACCTTAGACGATGCCACACTGGCAGAACTCGGTCAGGATTCAGTTGGTAAGGGGCAGGTGGAAGAAGCATTAGCTAAAATTGAACGGACAGCAACGCAAGAAATAGAAACATTAGCAATCCGTGTACCCATCTTCGAGGCTTTAAAACAGCTAATAGTTGCGGGTAACTCCCTTATTTACATGCCAGCAAAGGGCGGCATACGCGTTTTCTCATTATCCAGATATGTTGTTAAGCGCGATGCGTCCGGTAATATCCTTGAGATTATAACTAAAGAGTCTGTCAGCCCCCTGATGCTTCCCAAGGAAGCGCAGGAGATGGTAGGCGATGAAACGGATGTCACTAAATCCCTTGATTTATTCACATATGTTAAGAGGGAGAAAGGTAAGTGGGTGGTGCTTCAAGAGATTAAGGGTGAAGTCATCCCGGGCTCCCAAGGTACATACCCATTAGATAAGAACCCGTTCATACCATTACGATTCAATCGTATAGATGGAGAGGATTATGGTCGTGGGTTCATCGAGGAATACCTAGGTGACTTACAGTCATTAGAGTCTTTAACCCAAGCTATTGTGGAGGGGAGTGCGGCATCCGCCAAAGTCTTATTCATGGTGTCCCCGAATGGGACTACTAAGGCAAAGACTCTTGCACAAGCCCCTAACGGAGCAATCGTACAAGGTTCGGCACAAGACGTATCTACGTTGAGGGTTGAAAAGCATAACGATTTCAGAGTTGCACTAGATGCAGCCTCCAAGATTGAAGAACGGTTGGCATATGCCTTCATGCTTAACACAGCAATCCAGAGAAAGGGTGAGCGCGTTACAGCAGAAGAGATTCGTTATATGGCTCAAGAGCTAGAGGGAGGCCTAGGTGGTCTTTACTCGATACTCTCACAGGAGTTTCAGCTACCTCTTATCAACCTACTCTTACAGCGGTTAGAGAAAACAGGCAAGTTACCGAAGCTGCCTAAAGATACGCTCAAACCTCAAATCACAACAGGTATGGAAGCATTGGGTAGGGGGCACGACCTCAATAAACTATCTCAATTCTTACAAGGCTTACAACCTCTAGGCCCTGATGTTATCCGATCCGAACTGAATGTAGCTGACTATATCGACAGGCTAGGTGCGTCCTTAGGGTTGGACACGAAAGGTCTTATTAAAACTGAGGAGCAACGCCAAGCCGAAGCACAGGCAGCAGCGCAACAACAGCAGCAGCAGTACAACAGAGACTTAGGTACAGCAGCGGCACCCGCAATGGCTAAAGAGTTAGCAGGGTCTGAGATGACCGCTGAGATGATGGAGCAAATGCAGCAACAACAAGGATGAATAAATGGCAGATTTAAATGAACTAAACACACACTCAGAGGAGTCTGGAGAGTCCCAAGAGTACATCGATAAGATGGTGGAGAAAGCTGAAGGAGCCTCTAAAGTAGAAGAGGAATTTGTCGAGGAAGAGGCTGTTGAAGAGGTCGTTGAGGAAGAGGTCGTTGAGGAAGAAGAGGCCCCTGATTGGCTTCCTGAGAAATTCAAAACACCCCAAGATTTAGCAAAAGCCTACAGTGAACTCGAAAGAAAATTAGGGGACTCCAAAGGAGACTCCGCAGAGGTATCCCTCGACTACGAGAACCTCTCACAGGAATACTGGGATAACGGACAGCTTTCAGAGCAAGCCTACGGTAGTTTAGAGGATGCCGGAATCCCAAAGCATATTGTTGATACCTATATTGCAGGCCAGCAGGCTGTATTAAGCAATGTACAGAACACCGTGTTCACAACAGTTGGAGGAGAGGACCAGTATCAAGCAATGATGGCTTGGGCAGGGGAGAACCTCTCAGAATCAGAACAAACAATCTTCGACCGAAGCGTTAATACCAACAACCTAGACCAAACAATGTACGCAGTGAAAGGTCTACACGCGAGGTATGCAGCCGAGGCAGGGGTTGAACCCACATTATTACAAGGCTCCGCGCCTTCCACAAATACAGGTGCTTATGCATCTGCGGCTGAAGTCAAGAGAGATATGGCAGACAGGCGCTATTCTACCGATCCTTCCTTTAGGGAAAGAGTGGCAAGGAAACTCGCTAAGTCCAACGTCTTTTAACGACAGCTAGTTCCGTTACGGAACAACAAGCACCGAATCAACAAGTATCTACCGACCCGGCTACGGCTGGACAATCTTAGGGAAAGATGAACATGAGTGCAATACATACACTTAAATTATATTACTTTACAGGTAGAGAAAAATGGCATTACCACATCAAGCCCCTAGCAGATTAGGGCAATTAAACGCAGCAGGCGATAACAGAGAATTATTCCTTAAGCTATACGCTGGCGAAATCCTAACGGCATTTGAAGAGAGAAACATCTTCATGCCTTTACACCGTACCCGTAGTATCAGCAACGGAAAATCAGCGACATTTCCAATGGTTGGCACAGCTACAGCCAAGTACCACACACCGGGCACAATGATTGAAGCTGATTCAGTTAAACACGGTGAGAGAGTTGTAACAGTAGATGATTTATTAATCTCTACACAGTTCATCTCTAACATTGACGAAGCAATGAACCACTACGATGTGCGTTCTATCTACTCTAAGGAAGCAGGTAATGCACTTGCTAACCAGATGGATAGAAACATTGCTAGAATCCTAGCTAAG